CTTGGCCATGTCTGAACCTAAACCAGCGACCACACTATTCACATCAACAATGTCTTTTGTGGCTTTGGTTACATCTGTTTGAGCCTGAGTGACCTTGAGAGCAGTGTCGTCCAGAGTCTTCGATAGTGCTGGAATCGTGACCGTGGACACCTGGTCGACGTTCGCCTTTGCCTCATCAGCACTGGACTGTGCCTTCTCCACGGCAGTCCGATTCGCAGTCAAGTCTGTCTGAAGTTTCGGAATCGTTGTCGATCTCAGGGTGGCCACATCAGTCTTTGCGATCGCCAGATCACTCGACACGCCCGCCAAGTCCGACCCCAGTCCAGACATGACGATGTTCACATTCACAATGTCCGCAACAGCTTTAGCAACATCTGTTTGAGCCTGGATGACTTTGAGCGTGTTGTCGTCCAAACTGAACTGGAGTGCAGGAATCGTGACCTTTTCCAGAAGGTCAGCAGAAGCTTTCGCATTCTCGGCTGTCGTCTTCGCTTGCTGAACATCTACTCGGTTCGCGTCCAAATCGCTTTGCAGTCGCGGGATGGTGGTCGTCCTCAGAATGGCCACATCAGCGTTGGCTTGGCCCACTTCGACCAATCCCTGATTAACCTGGATCAGTGCTTCGTCCACGTCACGCTGAGCCTGACCGACACGGACCATCGCCTCAGCCACATCCTGTTTCGCAACCCCAACGTCACGCATGGCCTCAGCCACATCACTAGTCGTTTGCGCGACCACTGTTTCAGCGTTATCGAGTCGTTGATCCAAACTTTGCAAGGCCGACACGGCCTCACTCATCTGACCGGCGATCATCGTCCCAATGAGGTCCGTGTCGGCCACACCTACCGGAGTTACCGGCACCCACTCCGACCAACCGGATTTATTCCCGGATGTGTCGATCGCACGGAAACGGAACCGGACTTCCACCCCATGTGGAAGATCCGCGAACACGGTCACGTCTGACAACCGGCCGAACCGGGTCAACGGCTCATTCACTCCGTCAAGCCACACTTCGACAACGTCAGTGTCTACCGGCATAGGCTTCTTGTCGTGAGACAAGCCAGTCCACGCGACCGTTACGGCCCCCAACTGGGTTGACACAACCGGCGCGTCCGGAACAGGTGGGGGAATCAAGTCCTGGGCCACCACCTGAATCACCCGCGCCGACATGCCCGACTGTCCGTCTCCCGTCAACGCCTTGACGCAGAACACCCACCGGGTCCCCACCGGCAGATACGACACCACTGCCACCGCTTCACTGGTCTTCACCAGCATCGACAGTTGAGACCCGTCATCAGGCGCACCCCACACCTCATACGTCACACCGGTAGCAGGCTTACCATCGATCGTGGTCCGAACTTCGTCCCAATTCAGACCAACAAACCCTTGGGGTTTGCCCGACTGGTCAAACGTCACCCACGACGACGACTCCACACCCGACGGACGTCCAGGAACGTTCCGGACGAGTTTCTTCTCCACCGCATCAGCAATAGAGTTCATCTGGTCTGTGATCGATGCCCGCTTGTCCGCAGCCAGGTCGACCACCCACGACGAACCGGAATCCAAGACTCGCTTCAACCGCCGGATAGGCAACCAGTCTTTGTAGCCGAGCGCGGGGACAACCACCGGATGCCATGCACCCACTTTGAACCCCGTCACCGAAGCGTCCACCAGGTGCCGATCCACAGCAGTCGACCGGATCGTGACCGCCAAGACCTTCCGCTTGGTCAACTCCTGCCCGGCACGAGTCACCAACAACGCCTGATTCCGAATATCGTCGAAAACCACAGACTCAACGTGACGGCCAACCGACGACGCCAGCGCAGCGTCTTCCACACCCCAGATCGGTGTCCCATCCACTGCAGTCCACAACTGTGACGCACCGGGGATACCGTTCACGTTCACCCGAGGACGGTCCTGCCCGATCGGAATATCCGCCTCCGGATCCAGTTCGGCCCCAAACGGCACAATCGTGGTCACGAACTGAGCCGACTCCACCCCCCGCGTGAAATCAGACATATTCACCCCGAAGCGAATCTCCTGATCAGACCGGGGACCCGACGACGACAACCACGACACCATCCGATTCCCCGGAGGACCCGACACACTGATGAAACCGCCCGTAGCCGATCCGAACGTCCGAGTTTTCAAGACCTCCCACGACGACGGACGCGGATGCGCCGCTACCGCCCGAACGATCAGATCATTCGGATCCAAGTCGGCCGACACTGCCCCCAACCCGAACCGACGTTCAGGACCAACCTGCCGGTTATGCTCGTCCAGGATGCGTTGCAGAACATCACGGGGAGTACCCGTGACCTCCCACGCCGGTTGGATCGTCTTGCCCAAGAACGCAGGCAAATCACCCAAACACTTGACTTTCAGTTGAGCACCCGTGGAAATGACGGTCGAGTCGACCACGCCAACCATGTCCGGCTCAGGATCCTGGTCGTGCCACACCACGACCGACGCACCATCCAACACCGACGCATACGCCGGATGCGTGATCGGAACAACGAATTCAAGAGTGTCCCCCGAGTTGACCTCTTGGTCCAACTCCGGACGACCCACCTTCGGTAGGCCAGGCAACGACGAGTGCACTAGCACGCCGCCGACAACAATGCGGAAAACGGTCACAGTCGACCTTCTTCCCACTCCACCAGCAACGTTCCCCCGTCACCCTTGACGGTCCACGTTCGAGCACCTTCACCCGGCATCACCGCCAACTCGTACACCGGCCTCGGTGCACCCACCGGAATCGGCACGGACACCCCAGAGCGCGATAACACCACCGGCACCGACGAGGAGGAGCACACCGGCACCAACGGCATGCCACCAACGGGCACCGCAGGCAACTGAACACCGACACCACCCGTTGTTGGGGTCACCGATCGTGAACCTGTGCCGAACAATCGGTACGGGAAGGCGTCCATGGTGAGGGAGAACAGGACTCCCCGCCCGACTTGTCGAGGGTCCGAAACTGATATTCGGCCACGCCACCACCAGGACTCCCCCACCAGGCCAACCAAACGTTCATGCCCATGAAGCGGAGCTAAGATGGCGTTGGCTTGGTCCCACAGCCATGCACGGGAGACGACACAAGACACGACGGGTGAACGGTTCTTGTACACGGGAATCCCACCGGTCATCGCGGTCGACAGATCAATGTCCACTCCTCCCGCAATCTCAGCAATGTCAGTTTTGACAGCCGGGAACGGGTCAGACACGTCCGTGAGACGCACACCGGGGATCTCTGCCCATGCTCCGCCCGGCGGTGCGATACGGAGTTTGCTGGGAAACTTCACCATGTCCCACCCCGCTTGGAGAAGTCAGAACCGTCCCCGATCGCGTCAGCCATGTCACTCGCCGTGGCACCAACCAGCACGTCTTTATCGAGGTAGATGGCGTGCCCCTTGTCGACCCCAGCCTTGATGGCCCGTAAGAGGTCGAGCGCTTCACTGGATTGCCCACTGAACCCGGGTTGGGGGACATCCACAGACCTGGTGTGGTTGCGGGCAACCGCAGGGTGGGGGATGTCGGGGAGACTGAATTCGGGCTTGCCGAAACCAACAGCATTCATTAGTTCTTGGCCAGCTTCGGCCATCAGGGAAAGATTTCCGCTGTTGGACAACGTGTCAGCGAAGTCCCCAACAATGGCCTTGGCCGAATAGGTGACGTAGCCCTTGCCAGAGAATGGCCCCTCTTTCGCTGGCGAGAACGGGAAGAATGAACGTACCTTGCTCATCAGGCCTGACGCTGCCGACGTGACGCTCGTGATCATGGATTTGATGCCATCAATGAATCCCTGAATCAGGGACTTACCAGACCGGAAGAGTGTGGACCCCAAGCTGCCTAGCGCGGCAACAACTTTGCTTGGGAGCGATCCGACCCACGACAACAATGAAGGAACAGCACCTATAAGGCCTTCGAGGAGACCGCCGATCAGCCGTCCACCCGACGAGATGAGTTTGGGAATGCCGTCAAGTACGGCTCGGACCATCTTCACCAGAGCTTGTGCGATGGCCTCAACGAGTTTTGGCGTGTTCGTGAGCGCAGCATCCACGAGGGTCATGAAGAGTTTGACGCCGGTTTCCAACAGTTGAGGCAACATAGCCGTCAAGGTGTCAATAATGACGGGAAGCATGTCGATCAGAGTGGAAACCAGGTCGGGCAGGATCTCAAGCACAGCGGTGATCAGGGTCATGAAGAGTTCAATGCCGGTTTCCAGAAGGCTCGGGAGCATACTCAGTAGTGTCGAAATGATGACTGGCAGGGCGTTCAGGAGTGAACGCACCAGGTCGGGCAGGATCTCAAGCACTGATCTGACAAGAGACATGAATAGTTGGATGCCAGTCTCAAGGAGTTGCGGAATCATGCCGATCAATACGGGCAGCAATTCAAGGATCGTTTGCACCAGTGTGTCCACGAGAACAGGGAGGACATCGATCACTGCCATCACGAGTGCCATGAACAGTTGTATTCCACTGTCCAAGATGGTGGGCAGCATGCCAAGAATCGCGGGGACTAGCTGAGTGACGATCTGAGAGACCATAGCCACCAACTCAGGAATAACAACTACCACTGCCTCAACCAAGGCAGTAAAGGCCGTTGTAGCTGCCGTGAGCAGACCAGGAACGAATGAAAGGATCTTGGTGACGAGCATAGGCAGGACCGTGGCCAAGGTGGGGATGAGTTGACCGATGACGCTGATCAGCGCAGTGACAAGACCCATAAATAAGTCGGTTCCCGCGTCGACCAGTCGAGGAAGGAGGTCAAAGACGACGGGGATGAGAGCGCCTAATGTTTGCGACACCGCCCCCAGAATGGATGCCAGGATGCCCGGCACCGCGCGGGCGAGTGACTCCAGCCCAGACACCACGACGGAAGCGAGTTGGATTGTGATGGAACCAAGAGCTTCCATGACTGCGGGTACTGCCGTGGTCAACACGGTCACGATCTGCGGGATAGCGGCGAAAATCGATTCAACGATCTTTGTTCGTAGCCCCATCAATCCCGTCAGGATGCTGGCGGCACCACCGGATGACAGCCAATCAGCTACAGATGTTGTGACAGCGACGATAGCGGCAGAGAACCCCTGCACAGTACTACCGGCACCCTTGAACGCATCCCGGACCGCTGTGCCAACTCGTTTCGCAGCGTCGTGGACCTTGACCAGGGTTTTCAGGACCGGCGAATCAGACCCAAACAATGGATGTTCTGGGAGTTTTCCGGTGAATAGGGTCGTGACAGCCTGTGAAATCCCAACGACTCGTTCCCGAGTGGCCGTAAGTCTGGCCAAAATGGGCGAATCAGCGGAGAAGAGAGGATTGTCCTCATCAAGTTGCTTTCCCGTGAAAAACACAGAGACGGCATTCGACAGAGCCTCACCCAGAGGACGCACTTTCGCCGTGATCGCGTCAACAACAGGGATAGCTTTCATGAAGACATGTCGGAGAGCGTCCAGAGCCGGGGCCATAAACACTTCACCCAGTCGACCAAGGGCGGCCTTAATGTTGGCCAACGAACCCGTGAAGGTTTTGCCCATTTCGAGAGCGGATGCGCCGTAGGCCATTTCCATGGCGTCCCGGAAAGTCGCAAAGTCGATTTGCCCCTTGGAGACCATGTTGGTGACCTGCTCCTGAGTGACGCCCAGATGTCGGGCCAATGCGTCTTGGGCAGCGATGCCCGCCACATTCATTTGGAGCATGGTTTGGCCGTCCAAGGTCCCCTTGGACGCGACTTTAGAGAAGATCATTCCCATGTCGGAGAGGGATCGTCCTGAGGCTGAGGCGACGTTCGCGACAGCCTTGAGCGTCGCAGTCATGACTTCGCCCTCGGCCACACCTGCCGCGGCCATCATGGCGGCCACAGATGCTGCATCACCGAGCCCGTACGCTGTGTTCTTCACTGCCTTCAACGCAGAGTCCATGATGGAGGTGACCGTCTCGGCAGATTTCCCCATGCCAACCAACTTGGCTTTAGCATTCTCCAAGTTGATAGCTCTGGTCACACCCAGGCTGATCGCCGATCCGACAACGAACCCAACCTCGCCCATCGCCGCAACGCCAAGCGCCTTCGCGCCGGTGCTCAAGATTTTCTTGATACCACCAACGATCCCGGTACCGGTTTTCTGACCGGACTGTTCACCAATGGTGGGCAGGTCGCCGAGGGCTTTTCGTACGTCGTTGGCGAAGCCTTTGGTGGATGCTGCAATAGACAGGTAGTACACACCGAGTTCACTGGCCATCGGTGTACCTCCTGTCTAGCCGTATTGGGTGGCACGCCATGCCTCGTAGTCGGTTGGCGTGTCGAAAGTTTCAGTGGGGACCCAGTCGTCGTTGTCATCGTCGGTGACGGTCGGCCATGGACGGGGGTACAGGTCTGGGTTGGGGGCGGGTTTGTCTGGGGTGGATGCGTTTTGCCACATCAGCCACGCCAAGGAGTCCACAACAGTCGCGAGAAGTTCCTCGGCTTGGCCCCACTGCCATCCCTCAGGGTCGATGGCACGCGCGACCGCCGACCCGGGAATGTAGGGCAGGGTCGCAGTGATGTCTGACAGTTCGCGTAGAGTGAGGGTGCGCCTCAATTGGCGCAGAGTGCCACCGTGGTAGCGGTGCAGGTCAGCGTCGAGAGCGGCAGGGCATGTGCTCGCCAGAGAGACGAGCGTCAGGAGTTTGGGGCGACTGCCTCCAAGAATCCCCTGACCCAAGCTTGGCATTCGGTGATCCGAAGACCACCACGGTTCGAGACTCGCTTCGGATCCGCCCGCAAGACCTTCACAACTTTGTCGTACTGGTCTTGGAACATGAATTTCAACACGTCATCGAACCGGGCAGGATCGTCCGCGATTTTGATGAACTCAACATCATCCATGTCGTCCGGGTCGAACTTCCAGGTCACTCCGTCATAGTTGACGTGTCCCTTCTCGGCCTTGTGGTCGGTGGGTACGGGTGTCTTTTTCTTGGTTGGTGATGTCATTGTGGCCGTCCTCGGTTGGAATCGTGGTGGGGTGAAGGGTGATCGTCTGGGGAGCCAGTGAGGTGGACTCCCCAGACAAGACAAAATCAAACGGCTTTGATGCCGTCATCGGTGTACTCGAAAAAATGCACGCCAGCATCGTTCTTGTAGCAGACGAACTCTCGCGGCCAAGAGATAATTTCGTCGTCCTTGTACTCCTCGGTGAAATCCGCGGTAACATCCTGGCAGTTGGTGAGAACTACCCTCTTGACCTTCTTGCGATACGCGAATTCGGCCACCCACACTGAGTTTTCCTCGTCGTCCTCACCTGTGTAGGCCACGGCTGTTTTCGTCCCTGAGGTAGCAGTCGCGGGAGTCACGGTGACATCAGCGCCGTATACTGTCTTGACCACATTGGGGTTCAAGACCTCGATCAAGGAGAACTTGATGGACACACCATGTTCAGTGCGCAGATTCTCGACTTCGTCACCACCGTATGCTGCGATGGACTTGTACGCTTTCTTGATGGACTTGGAGAAGCCGGACGACTCCAAATAACCCTGGCTGACGTACGCCGCCGGGAGCGGTGTCTTCTCATCAGTCGGGTATGGCGTTCCTGCGGGGGCACGGAACAAAGACCCGCCGACCTTCGGCTTGCCTGGCATCGTGTTTTTTCGATTGGTCAAGGTGGCCATTATGATTCCTTCCTCGCCTCTGGTGAGGCTGTTTTCGAGTCGCTGGCCTTGATCGGCGCAGGTTTAGTTCGTGACACTGGTTGTTTTCGTGACACTGGTGGTTGTGGGGTGATGTCTACCCACCCCTGGGCTAACCACTGCGGGACGTCCCGGGCGGGGACATCCTGGGTGACGGTGTCAATCCTGGGATGTTTGATGAGCATTGCTCCTACTTTCATTCGGTGAATTGGATGATGCGAAACGTCATGATGGTTCGCGCACACCCGGATTCTGGGTCGCGTTGAGCGACAGGACCGGACACCCAACCGTCCTCACTGTCGGCGATCAACTCCCAGTCAGACAGGATCGTTTCGACGGTGTCGGCTAGTCGGTTTGCTGCCGCCGGTCCCGCTGTGTTCCAGCATTCGAGGGTGATTTGGACGATCCGGTGAGACGTGGAGAGCCGCTTGTTCCCGGTGTTCATCACACGAATGAACACATCAGGTCTGTGGTCGGGAACTTCGGCCGTCACAAGCAGATCGGTAAGGGGTGTGAGGTAGTCGATGACCGTTTGTTCGGCGTCGTGGAACATCACAGACTTCCCCCTGCCTTCAACAGGGTGTGGTCTCGGGCTTCGCGGCGCATGGCCTGATAGGTGCGGGTGACAACTTCGGCGCGTGCCCTGCCTCGGCCTCCCGTGATTTGGGCGGCCTTAACCTCGTATCCGGTGCCGCACTTCGCGGCGACTTTCTGTGCTGCCTCGTTGACGGCAGCTTTCACGGTGGGCAGGCTGCGTATTTCCTTGAAAACCCCACTGCGCCACACGAGTTTGTTGTCTGCCATGGTCATCCCCTCTGTTGTTTCACGCGGATCACGATCCCCGGTTCGAAACCGAAGGGGCCAGTCGTGAAGTCTCTGGCAACTCCCTCTTGTTCGCATTCGACACCACCCACCATCCACTTGTCACGATGCTGACCGGGTGTGCCTGGAGGTGCGAAGATTTCGATGAGACTAGACACCGTACTCCGGCCTTGCTCAAACTGGGATGATGCGAACTCGGTCACGGGAGCCCAGCCGTAAACTTTGAACAGTTCCCACTTCCCCCACGCGTCAACTGTTGCTTTGAGAGAGTCCTGTGATGGCGTGTACGGGGCATGCAGGACTGTGTGAGCGAGTGGCAGCATGTCACACGCCCGACAATGTGTGGAACTCACCACGACGGACGACGCGAGACGCGGGACTCACATCCACCATGCCCGCCCGCCGTTTGGTCTGGCAGATACGCTGAAGCATCTCGACTTCAGATGGCCAAAACAACCCCTTGCGGCGTTGGGTGTTGTCTACTGTCTCGGACTCTTGCTTCGTGTAGGGTCCGCCAGTGAGCATTGATGACGTGGTGACCACGTTCGCCGCCGGACCGGCGGCAGCCCACCGCAACACGATCCCCCGCAGCACGGATTTGGCTTGTGCCAGTTGCGCGTCTGACAATCCTGACTCGTCCGCGAGACATGGTGCCACCAGGGTCGCTTGTGCCTGCGCGTCTGTAATCATGACGAGTGCCTGATCGACTGGCAAGTCAGGATTGAGCGCAGTTAAATCGTCGGGAACAAGAATCATAGTGTCTCTATTCGTGGGTCCGTTGACGGGGACCGGGTGAAGTCGGCCCAGTCCCCGTCAAGGAGGCTCACGCCTCAGCGATCACATCCGCTGCCAACGTGGCATTCGCACCCTGGACCAACGGAAGGGCGACTGCTGAGACCAGCACGTCGATTCCTTCGGGGTCCGGGTGGGAGAACGCCCCGCCGAAGATGCCCGACTGTTCCGCTTGCGGGATCCCGTAGTCGGGGTTGATCGACTCGGCTGTGACACCATAGTCGGTGGTTCCGAGCGACCCGCCGCCTTCAACGAGGACAGCACCGGGCGGAGGTAGGAGCAAGATCTTGTTGTCGGGAAACACTGAACCACCCAGGGTGCCGAAGTTGTACGACGCATATGCGTCGTCCGCGATGACAACTCGGGTCAGGCGGGCGAACCCGGCAATGACCGTGATGACATCTTCGGTAGACACCCGGCCGGGCAGGTCGTTCGTCCGATTCAAAGCGAACCCGATGATTTCCCTGTTGGTCTGAAGGTGGTTCATGATCTTGTTCGTGAGGACCAACACAGTGGGCAGGCTCCCCTTGGACTTGTCCTTGACCAGCGCCCGGAACCGGATGAGGTCTTCGATCGGGGTAGCGGTCTCAGCAGTCCACCGCTTCGCAGCAGCAGGCAATGCAACGCTCAGGGCAGGGTCACGACCGTAGTCAATGACAGCCCTGAGATTGTTTTCGTCAAGGCTGACTTTCCCAGTGAGAAGGGCTTCGGCCCGGGCTCGCTCAACACGAGCGGCGACGGCAACACCCAGTCGGGCGGCGTACTCGTCCATCAGGTCTCCCAGTTGGTCAAGCCTGTTGGCCCACTGCAGCTCCTGATATTCAGAAATCGGCAGCTTGCGCGAAATCGGCGGCAAATGTCCCTCTTTCGTGATGCGTTGACCGAGCTGGCCATACGGGGCAGGCGTGTCAAACGCCCGGTATTCGGCCACGTCAATGGGCTGAAGCCCCGACGCGTTGAACGAATATGTGAGCGTCGGGTTCCGACGCGGAGGCAGCCACGGCGTCAAGGGCATAGCGTTCTCAAACACTTGCGCGGCAGCTTGTGCCACACCAGTGAGTTGGATCGCCGAACGATGCGCGGTATCAAGAGTGGTCATGATCAGTTCCCTCCGTCATAGTCGACACCAAAGAACACGAATTGTCCCGTGGTCGGTGTCTTCGTTGTCAAGACTGGCTCTGTGGGCACGAACCGGGGTTCCACAACCCCGAGGACCAACATCGCCGCATGAACGATTTGGGTCGTCATTCCGCTGAAGTCGGCCTGGAGTTGTTCGGGGTCGAGTAGGAAACCTGCGAGGACCGCGCGACCATCCGTCGCTGCGGGATCGTAGGGGCCCCATTCGTCGGTGCCGGTGATCTTGCCCAGGGGAAGTCCCGAGGGAATGATCCCTTGAGCGTTGTAGTGGATCCCGGCGGTGAGCCGGGAAACGGGCAGCGTGACGGACACTGTGTTGTCCAACGCATGCCGTGAACGGAGCCAACGATAATCGCCGCCTCCAGGATGAACTGTGGTGGTAATACCCAGGTCCATTGTTTTTCCTTACGTTGTTGTGGGTGAGTATTTCTTCAGGAACCTGTCCCGCACCTCACCGATCGTTTCCGCTGGGGGACCTTGAGAGGGGCCCTTCCCTTGGGAACGGTCAATGTAGGGTGGTTTTCCGCCTGTGGACTCGAAGGCCGCTTGGACTTTCTTCACTGACTCGACGATTTCTTCGTCAGTGGTTCCAGTGACCAAGTCGGCCAGTTCGGGGGGCAGTTTCGCCGCGACAGCGGCAGCCCGTCGAGCATCAGCAGCCCGACTGGCCTCAACCTCGGCCTCAAGCGTACGGATCTTGTCCGCCTGCTTTTCCGCGTCGGTCTTCGCTTGTGCCATCAGGTCGTCATATGCCTTGACCTTGTCCTTATCCCGGGCTGTTCGTTGTGACACGATGCGGTCAACATCAGCCTGAGTGAATTTCTTCTCCTCGTTCGAGTCGGGTTGGCCGGACTCGTGCCCGGTGGTGTCCTCGGGCGGTTTGGTCCCGTCTTTACTCATGATGTGTTTCTCCTTTTCCCTGGGATAGGTGGTCCCCACAACAACGCCGTGGGTGAGGCGAAATCTAGAACTGCGGCTTGATCGCATCGGACAGCAGGCCTTGACCGGCGGCACGCATCGCGGCAGCCGTGTCCCGGCCAGTCATCCCCGGAACATGAACCTTGTCATACAAGGCGATAAATTCCTCTTCAGTCGGCGTGGGATTCCAACCGCCCGCCTTGCCCCGAATCTCCTCACACGTGCAACCGCAGTGCGGATGATAGGACCTCCCGGCCTTGGTTTTCAGTGCCGACGAACGGGCATACACCGGTCCACGTGAGGCGAGCATCGCACACCATGCACATGGATTCCCGTCACACACCCGCCGCCACCCCACACCGGCCCTGATGGCTGAATCGGTGACGATCCGTCGTCCGGGTCGCATAGCCAACGCCATCATGATCCCAGCAAGGTTCCTGGTGATCATTCGCCAGGCCTGCCACGGATCGGCACCATAGTGGGTCGCGGCAGCAACCATTTGCGGCACTGTGGCCAACTCTGCTGTCATGGACACTGGGTCGAATCCATGGGTCACGACCGGCCCCGCCGATGCCACCGACCGTCCAAACTCGACAGTCCGGAACTCGTTGACGTAGGTCACGGCAGTTGACGTGCTCAGCGTGTGAGTCGCATCCATGGTTGACAGCATTTCTGCCAACCACCGGTCCTGGGTTGCGGTGATCGATGCCGGATTCAGCAGTGGGGCCAAATCGAGTGTCCTAGATGCGACCGCAGCCCCGATAGCCGCCTGCGCGATCCGATGCCGGTCAGTCAACAACCGGCCTGTTGCCGTTTTCGCCATGCACGGTCACTCGGTAGGTGTCGTGTGACGGTCGGCCATGGACGAAAGAACGTCGGCTGTGGACGGGTTTTTCGCCCAGTCTTCCTCCACCTCGATCTGTTCCGCCGGGGACAACCCCACACGACGGTACGTCACTCGCGACCGGGCGGGCAACACACCAGACCCGACAAGCTTAGATGCCTCGTCGGCTTGCGCTGCCGCTGTCGGCGTCGCCGGATTACCCCACAAACACGACATTTGCGACAACTCCTCCGGGATCGAACCAGTTTTGACGAGCATCGCCAACGTGGCGACCTCCATCCACGCGCGACCAAACATCTTGGCTCGCCGTTCCGCCTTCTTGATCAAACGCACCTCTGAGGCACGGATCGCGTCAGCACTCGACGGATTCGCTGTCGGAGACACCCCGAAATACCAGTCAGGCACCCCAGACGCCGTTGCCAGTTGGGCCGCCAACGCTTTCAGCTGCTCAATGTGAGGGCCAGGACTCGCCTGGGCGATCACCTTGACCTCGGGGACATTGCCATCCTCGTCGGCCTCGATCGTCCACAAGGCACCCGTCATGACCTTCCACGAGTCAATGTCGCCCGGAGACGCGCCTAGCACTAGTCGTTGTGGGGCTGACAAGAACTCCCTGTTAACAGCCATAGCCAGAATGACCCGGGCTGCCTCGTCAACCAAATCACGCACGGGTAGGCTAATCTCAGAATGCCCGAGCCGCATCGATGCGCTCGTACGGTTCGCGACCTGGACCACCGGAACACGATGATAGCCATGCTCGATCACATCATCCTGCACCCACCTCCCCGCTTCACGAACAAGATATATCGTCTTGTCAGGCAGGTATAATGTCGCCTTTTCGGGTTCCCAAAGACCTTCGGCAGGTTCGAGTGTGAACGCTGAGGACAACCGACGAACCCGATGATCCCACACACCCGTTGTGCCCATCGTTGGTTCGACCGTGACCAACGGATTCGCTTCACCCACATCACCCTCAGCGACCTTGACGAACCCCACCCCGAAGGTCAGCGCATCAAGATGCGCGAGTCCAGATTCGACATCCAGCATGTTGGCCTGAAAGACCTCATCCAAACCCAGGTTGGTGGTGGAGTCCTGCCAACCCATGAACTCGATACGTTCATCGATGGCGTCGACCACTACCCCACCCCATTCGATGTGCGGAATGTTCTCCCGCATAGACGGGGGAACATTCAGGCCCACATTCACCGGGGCATGAGTGCCGTCGTAGTAGGCGTTTTTAATGTCGTTGCCGCCCTGATGCTTGGCGAGATCCCCATACATTCGGCGGACTAAGTCACGCGTAGCAATATCCAACGGTTTTGTCACTCGTCCGCCTCCTTCCTGATGTCATGCGGAATAACCCCAGCGTCCATGGCCGGGAGTATGAGAGCCCTTCTGGTGCCCAGACGACACGGCTTCCATCCGAGCCGCCCACGCCAACACTGCACCCCACGCGCCGTCAATCTTGTCCCAACTGTCTGGATAGGCCTTGTAAATCGAATACCCGGTCCGGTTCGTCCGCATGCGCGAATTCAGAATGTGCCGAGTCAGGGTCGCGTCTCCCGATTGCGTGAGGTCGCCTTCCAACACCGCTGACTTGAACGACTCCAACGCACCGTAAACCTTCGATTGGCTTGTGCCGTTGATCCAAAACTCGATCGGGTTACTCCTCGTGGCTTTCACGAGCAGTTTTGTCCCGTACTGGCCCTCCCACTGCGCGACGTTGCCTTCCCATTTCGCCGGATCGGCAAAGAAGCCCACGACTTTGAATTCGCGGAAACACCGGGCGACTTCGGACATGACCTCATCGACCGGGACACGCCATTCCTCGCCTGCTGGTCCGTCTGGCTGTTCCCAAATCCGGATCGGCTCCACGTATCCGTCTGATACCCGACACGCCACCAACGCGGTCGCATCTGTGACACCCCGCGATCGACGCCGAGATCCGTCAAACCCCAACGTGATCACATCACCCTTGGCCAAGCGCGTCGGAATCTTCACAGTCGGATCAACCTTGGCCGCTTCCTCCAACGTCAGGAGCGAACGGGAATTCCATTCCTGGCGAGACATCCACGAATCCGACGCCCGGGTGATCTGATTCAAATAATCGGCCCGGGCCTGTTGCGGATCGGTGGCCGTGTCCCAGATGATGTCAATCTGGGCTTCCAAGTCCACCCACCCGGGAGGACACGGCGGATCATGGATCACGCAACCGCGCGGATCTGCCGACGAGTCGCCATAGGCGACCCGAAGACCGTGGTACAAACTCGCGTGGTCTGCCATGTCCGTATCGGCCGGACCTTCACGCATGTCATACAACAATGTCGAACGTTTCACCACACCCCGGGCGATTTTATCCGCATAATCAGCAGACATCTCCGCAACCGACCCACGCCCAGGAATGAACGCATTCGGAGACTCGATCGTCCGACCACCAACCTTCGAAGCGTTCGTCCGCAACGTCTGCGCCAGGCCCGGCCCATTACGCGACGGCACCCACTCCTCCGTCTGGTCGAGCAACGCCAAAACAATATTTGGCTTGCCCTTCTGAGTCTCCGCCGATGACGTGACCCGAACCATCTGCCCGAACGGCAAAACAACCTTTGATTGCATCGCATCTAGGCCATAGTCTGCCAACCCAGGCGAATCCGCCATCACCAGGACTGGATCCCACATGTTCGCGGTCTGGTCCTCCGACACCGCCGCAAACGCAACCGTGGGCCGAAGCCGAGCATTCCACGGACGGCCAACAGGCTGCCCATCGGCGTCCCACCCGTCGAACACACAATCCGACAAAGCCTCTGAATAACCCAACGCTGACAGAATTGGGGATTTACCCCAACCACGCGGACGACCCAACAACGCACGACGGTATAAATACCGGCCCGTAACCGGGTTGATCGCATCCCACGCCAGGATGAACTCTTCCTGCTCTCGCGTTGGTGAGAACGGAAGATCAGAATTCGTCGGATGGCACAAACACTCGATCATCCAATCGATACGCTGATACCCCAGGGTCGGAGTCTCACCCTCAATCCGCGGCTTCCACGGCATCAGCCATCAGCCGTCCGTACCAGACGGCTCCTCCACCCCACCATGCAAAAGCACCAACGGGGCCAACCGATCGCGAGCAGGAGTACTGGCGGGTCGTCTGGCGTCCCTCTCGTCGGCATCAGCGAATTCGATCCGCAGTTGGGCGCGCGCCATAGGTGTGACGCCAAACTGTTGGACACGGATTCTCAACTCAGCAGCTTTTGACAAGTCACCTGACCAGTACGCCGCATGGATCATTGCCGTATCTAGGAGGTAATCCCAATCCATCGACATGAAATGTTCCGATAATGGCGACTGCCGCCACTGTTCCCACCATGCGATGGTTTGTTCGGGCCATTCAAAATCTTGGGGGAGGGCAGGCTGATCACAACGCACAAATGTGATTTGTGTCATGGTTTCCGCTGACCTATGTCCTTGTCGGCGTGACGGGTGTTTCGGCGCGGGTCCGTGTCCAGCCATGTTGCACCTCCTTTCATGAAAAAAACCCGGTCAGTGTATGACTGGGTTTAGTTTGGTCTGTCAGCGATCACTTGCGTCGCAAATATGCCAAGGCTGTACGGACTCCACGAGCCATCGATTTCAGAACGCCACCTCCGCTTGCGCGGGATTTTCTGTAGGCCTGGAGGCCTTGTCCACCAGAACTCTTTAATCTGTCAATCATTCTTTGTTTCTTTTCATCACTTCGAGGACGGCGTGTCCGTCCATGTATTTGGCCCCGAACTGGGACAACCCCATGGTCTGGACCCATTTTTTCTTGTCATCCATGGATGGGAAGACAACGATGATGTAGATTCCAGATTCTATGGCAGTCCAACCAATCTTGACTGAGAAGTCTGCATCAATCAGAGCACACCTGAGCGACTCTAGGTAGGCGAAGCAATCTTGTTCGTAACTGTCGGTCTGCACATCTTTGGGTGGTTTCGGGAGTCTGGCTGGTAGGAGCTTATCTTGGCCGAATCCCCTCCTGAGTTTCCCGGGTTTCCACGGGGACCAATCCACATCTGGGGCCCAGATTCGTTCACTCGGGTCACCGCAGCCAACCTCAATTTTCCATTCGACAAGTTGCTCAGGTGTCGCAAAACACAGGCATAGCCAAAGATCGATTTCTATGGCGTTGGCGTACCGCTCAGCTTCTTTTTTCGCCCTGACCCGGTATGCCTGTTGTTCATCAGTCAGGATTCGAGCGTGAGGGGATGGTGAGCCCACCTTTTTCTGAAAAGGCAAGGCTTTTTTCTCGAATGTGAATGTCATCTTGGTTCACCGAGCCTCTCCCACCGAATTTGATCCACATCGACGAGCGGATACCACTGGAGAATGCGCTCATAGTCGGCTGGATAATTGCGGCGCAGTGGAGCACTAAATCTGGCATCCAAACCATCATAGGAACGCCCAAAAACCCGATAGTCATCGGACAATGGAGCCTTGGATGACGTGATAACATCCATGACTTTGCCTTTCAGCCAGTCATAGATGGGGGAAACCTTCCGGGAGGAAGGTTTCATCGGACCATTTTTCACAAACGACGCCCGACGGACGATCGAATCACCTGCCCGAACCCCATCGGCCACCCAAGATCCCTTGAGTCCTAGATCTTCCACGATCAAGCCCCACTGGGCCTCATAGCTGATTTCTGGCATATCGACGGCCGCCAGCAGCGGAACTCTGTGCGGTGCTTGAAACGCCGCGCTGTGAAGCGAATGAAAAAGTAGCGGATGAGGATACTGGTGGATCTTGACTTGGAAATAGTCTTCGTAGCGTTTCAGCTGATCTTCAATGAAAACCAGGCCAGGAACGTAGTACAAATACGCCGGCACCACTTCGACTCCACATTCACGCAGAGCAAGCCAAGTCGCGAGTGAGTCTTTTCCGCAGCTGAACGCTAAACACACGGGTTTCCCCTCCGCAGCTAACTTTTCGCGGATATTTATTGATGGCAATTGGCCTTTAACGATTGTCAGCCCATCTTTAGCCATTTCGACTCCCTTCTCTCTATCCATATAGTCTATCAAACTAGACTGTATATGTCTACCAATATGGACTAGCAGGAAGGTGGGAGGTTAGAATTGGTTCCATGAGTGATTCGCCTACACTGATGGCAATTCGGGTTAACAGGGAAATAAACCGGCAAGCCAGTGATTCCCTCCCTGGACTACTTGTTTCCGCCAGAAAGGCGGGGCATTCAATCGCAGAGGTCATGGACGCTAGCGGACTGAGTAGACCCCGAGTTTTCCAACTCCTCAAAATCGGCAAAGAGGAGAACCCAGTATAAGTGTTGAGTTTCTGACTTGTATAGTCTAATTTTTTAGACTATACTGGATGTATCAAAGAAGATCATCCACACGGGGGCCGCAAGGCCCCCGGAAAGGGGACCAGAAATGACCACCAAATACGCCACTAGGGGACAAGCTATCCAGGTCGAAATCATTGATCGCATCACAGGCATCGACATCACCACACTCGATATCGATTACCTCGCAGAGAACATTACATGCGCCCCTGATAGAAACGGTGGTTTCTTCTACTACCTTCCGAATCCGCAATGGCTCTTGGACGACCTTGCCGAAATGGTTGGGCGGTGACGACATGGCCGCCCTGAAGGAATTACTCATCCAATCCGCTACCGAATACGCAGTCCAAACCTGGCTCGAAGCCCATTTCGGTAGGCGCGCATGGACAATCGCGGAACACATGCAAGCTATGAAGTCCGCTGACTTCCAGGAACACTTCGACGGCGCTCTCGCCTGCATCACAGCTGAGAATGACTATCTCGACTAACAACAGACCACGAAAGGGAAAACAACATCATGGCTCACGAAATCGACATCACACAAGGCCAAGCATCCGCGATGCACCAACGCGATCCGACGATCCCGACATCGCCCGCGCAACACGATGCCTCTTCGGCCCCGACATGGGAATGAAATCCTACGCATTCAACCTATTCGCAGTCGCAGAATAGGGGGTGATCAGGTCTTCAAGGGCAGCTGGTGAGCCAGCTGCCCTTTGACGTGCACAAAAACAAGCCAGACTTGGGCTCGGTGGCAGCGCCTTAATGCCTTCCAAGGAGGCGCTACCCCTGGGGGGGCTCCCCCCTGGGTGTTGTCGGGGTTTAGAGTTCTCCGGGGTGTTTGTCCTGGTGGATTTTTTTTCTTGATTCTTGTCGAGCTTTTCTTGATTCTTCTTGAGTTTTTTTCTGGTGGTGCCACTGGCAAAGTGTTTGAAGATTTTCAGAATTATTTTTTCCGCCAGATTTTTTATTCAGAATGTGATCGACTTCGAGTTGGGTTTTTTCGGGGCATCTGAGGCCGGTGTCTCTCATGGTTGCGACGCATTGGTGTCCATCTCTGGTGAGGATTTTTTGTCTGAGGATGTCGGGGATGGTTTGTTCGCCGGGCTCTGGTGTCCAGGGCATGGGGGCCTTTTTTGTGGGGTGGGGGTATGAAAATGACCACCGGGTTGGGGTGGTCTTGGTTGGGGGTGGGGTGTTTTTGGGTAGGGTCGTACTCACTAATTTGTCAAGCTACCCTGTGGATAACTTTTTGTCAAGTCGTGTGGTATTTCGGTGTTTTTCCTTGTGGTTGTGTGGTTGATGGGTTGGTTGGTGTGGGTGTTGTGGGGTGGTGTTGGGTGGAGTCGGCCTTCTTTTCCCATGTCGCGTAGGGTTTCTGCTGCTCGGTGGAGGTCGTGTGCATAGTTTTCGATGTTGGGGTGGTTGACGGCGATATCGAAGTTGGCTAGGACGAGTGTGATTCGGGTTTGGACGGTGAGGAGGATGT